TGCTCCTTGTAAGATGACTTTTGAAGGTAAGGGTGGTAAAATGCACAATGCGTCAACATTAGCGGATAAGATTGGTATGGGTATTAATCAAAGAATTTCAGGGTCTCGTAAGGCAGATTCTAAATATGAAAATACTTTAATTATTGTAAATCAACCTTGGGTTGAGTTACCTGATAATCCATTTGGTCAACCAAAAATTAAAGCTAAAGGTGGTGAAGCAATTTGGTTAAACTCATCATTAGTTTTCTTATTTGGAAATCAAAAAGGTGCTGGTACAACTAAAATTACTGCAACAAAAGATAAAAGAACAATTAAGTTCGCATCAAGAACTAAAGTGTCTGTAATGAAAAACCACATTAATGGTTTAGGTTATGAGGATGGTAAAATTATTGTAACACCACACGGATTTATTGCAGGAAAAGAAACTTCAGAAGAAAAAGCATCAATTGAGAAATACAAAAAAGAATATGCTGACTATTGGAAAGAAATTATCGGAACTGATGGTGACTTTGATTTAAGAGAAGAAAAAGAATCGTAACATTATAAAAAAAACTAAGTGATTAAAACGTTAATAATTGACGGAAACAATCTTTTTAAAATAGGTTTTCACGGTGTTAGAGATTTCTATCATGAAGGAAGACACGTTGGAGGAACTTGGCATTTCATAAACACAATCAGAAGATTTATCGATGAACAAAACTTTGATAAAGTGGTTGTGTTTTGGGATGGTATTAGTAACTCATCAGCTAGAAGACTTATCTATCCACAATATAAAGAACACAGACGAAGTGATTTCAATGAGTTTAAACAAGACTCCTTTGACGAACAAAAGGAGAGGATTAAACAGTATTTGGAAGAAATGTTCGTTAGACAAATCGTCATTGATAATAATGAGGCCGATGATTTAATCGCGTACTATTGTCAAATATCTGAAGACGAAATTAAAACTATTTTTTCGGGTGATAAAGACTTGACACAACTTATTTCAAATAAGGTGTCAATCTATTCCCCAAACTCAAAACAAGTTTATAAAAACGGTGATAAGATAAAGATTCAATTCCATGAATTCCCGCATCAGAATATTAAAACATATAAAATATTATCAGGTGATAAGTCAGATAATATAGATGGAATTTATTATTTAGGGGAGAAAACTTTAGTTAAATTATTCCCTGAACTACTTGACCGAACGGTAACTATTACCGATATTTTAACAAAGGCTGAGACTCTTTTAAAAGAAGATAAAGATAATAAAGTATTACAAAATTTATTATCAGGTAAAACTAAAACAGGGGTGTATGGTGAAGAATTTTTTATTATTAATGAAAAAATAGTAGATTTGTCAAAACCATTAATCACTGATGAAGCGAAAGAATTAGTTGAGTTATATTATCGAGAGAGTTTAGACCCTGATGGACGAGGATATAAGAATCTTTTAAAGATGATGATGCAAGATGGGTTCTTTAAGTTCCTACCAAAAGGTGATAACTCTTGGGTTAACTTTGTTAGACCATTCATGAAATTAACAAGAAAAGAAAAAAGAAATTACAAACAAATAAAATAAAAATGAAAGAGCAAGAATCAACAAAATTAGAATTTTTAATGATGGTAAACGATAACATCATAGTACAAAGATTTTTTAATGTTAGGGAGTTTAATCCTGACGCCAAAAACTCATTAGACCTCTATGAGTTGTTACTTAATTTTGGTGAGGATATTAAGTACCAACTAAAAATGAAAACAGTGTCGTACATGATGGATAATCAGTATGAAATTTTAAACAACCCTGCGGTGTTAGACACATCGTATATTGATGGACCTGAGTATTTTAATGCGTATATTAAGATGGGAGATGTGACAATTTGTCAGAGACAGTTAGACGCAAAAATATATCCGCCTAAGATAAGATATACCGTGGACGTACGCCCACACCTAAAAAACTTACTTATGTCCTTGACTGACATTTTTTCATCTAAAAATTTAACATTCGAGTACCTCGGACTTCCTCTAAAAGGTTAATATTTATCAAATACAACAATGAAAAAACTATGGCGTCAAATAAAAATTTCGAATATCTAGGTAGCAGTTTTCAGCTACAATTATTAAACCAAATCATTCTCGATAAAGACTTCGCAAGGTCTATTCTTGACGTGATTGAAACAAATTACTTTGAAAACAAATATTTTAAAATCATCATTCAGATGATTAAAGAACATTATTCAAAGTATGAACACACACCAACATTTGACACTTTAGAACAAATCACCAAATCTGAATTACAACAGGAGTTGGCCTCAAAAATTGTTATTGATACTATTAACAAAATTAAAGAGGCTCCACTTGAGGGTGGGGAATTTGTTCAAGAAAAGTCAATGAAATTCTGTAAACAACAAGAGTTACAGAAAGTAATGAACAAAGCCCAAAAAATCATCGATAGTGGTGAATTTGAGAACTATGATAAAGTAGAACAGTTAGTAAGAAATGCTTTACAAGTTGGAGAAAGAGAAGATGGTCAATCTGACGTTTTCTTTAATTTAGATGAGGTTTTAAACGAGGATTATCGTCATCCTATACCAATGGGTATCCCAGGTATTGATAGACTCTTAAAAGGTGGTTTAGCTAAAGGAGAAATCGGTGTAATACTAGCACCTACAGGTGTTGGTAAATCAACACTACTAACAAAAGTTGCAAATCACGCCTTTAATTTAGGCTATAATGTTTTACAAATATTCTTTGAGGATAACCCAAAGATTATTCAAAGAAAACACATTACTTTATGGACAAAAGTTCATCCTGATGAATTGTCTTTAAGGAAAGATGAAGTTATGGTTAAAGTACAAGAAGTAAAAGATACTATGACCAATAAATTAATCTTAAAAAAACTACCATCTGATACGATGACTATGTTACAAATCAAAAATCAAATTAGAAAAATGATTGCTGATGGAATAAGAGTTGATATGGTATTATTAGATTACATTGACTGTGTTGTTCCTGATAGGAATTTAGGTGACGAATGGAAATCTGAAGGTTCGGTTATGAGAGCATTTGAATCAATGTGTCATGAGTTAGATTTAGTCGGATGGACTGCAACTCAGGGTAATAGAAGTTCAATCTCTTCTGATGTGGTAACTACAGACCAAATGGGTGGTTCTATCAAAAAAGCTCAGGTTGGTCACGTAATCATTACAGTGGCTAAATCTTTACAACAAAAAGAAATGAAATTAGCAACTATTGCAATTACTAAATCACGTATTGGTGATGATGGGGTTGTATTTGAGAATTGTAAATTTGATAATGGTATGTTGGAAATAGATACTGAAAGTTCGGTAACATTTTTAGGGTTAGAAGTTCAAACCGAAGAAAGAAATCGACAAAGAATAAAAGATTTGTTAGACAAGAGAAAAGAAAAACAACAAACACAAAACTAAGAAAAAACATGGAAAAAATTTTAATAGAGAATCCGAATAGATTCGTTATTTTCCCAATCGAACATGACGATATTTGGGAATACTATAAACAACATAAAGCGGCGTTCTGGACTGCGGAAGAAGTTGATTTGTCAAATGATATTAGAGATTGGGAAAACCTATCAGATAATGAAAGATTTTTTGTTAAAAACGTTTTATCATTCTTTGCCGCATCCGATGGCATTGTTAATGAAAATTTGGCAGAAAACTTCTTAAAGGAAGTTCAATACCCTGAAGCAAAATTCTTTTATGGATTCCAAATCATGATGGAGAATATCCATTCCGAAATGTATTCGCTTCTAATCGATACCTATGTGTCGAATCCACAAGAAAAGGACGAATGTTTTCATGCGATAGATAGATTACCTGCGGTACAAAAAAAGGCAAAATGGGCATTAGATTGGATAAATAATTCAACATTTGAAGAGAGATTAATTGCTTTTGCGGCAGTTGAAGGTATTTTCTTTTCAGGTTCGTTCTGTGCTATTTTTTGGTTAAAATCTCGAGGTATTTTACAAGGACTATGTAATGCGAACACTTTGATTTTCAAAGACGAGAACTTACACTGTGACTTTGCAATTCATTTATTAAATAATCACATAGAGAACAAACCAAGTGAAAAAAGAATTAGAGAAATTTTATTATCCGCATTGGATATTGAGAAAGAATTCATTCTTGAGTCATTACCGATATCTTTAATTGGAATGAATTCAAACCTAATGAAACAATATCTTGAATTTGTTACTGATGGTTTATTACTTAAACTTGGATGTAAAAAAGAATTTAATGTGGAACAACCATTTAAATTTATGGAACAAATTGCGGTAGAAACAAAAGGTAATTTCTTTGAATCAAGGACTATGGAATACCAAAAAGCTAAATTGAACGAAACATTATCATTCACGGATGATTTTTAAATAAAAATATATGATGTCATTAAAGATTAAAAAAAGAGGGGGTGATGAGGTGTCCTTTAATCCTCAGAAAATTTATCAGAGAGTAAAAAGAGCGGCGAAAGGATTGAACGTTAATTCTGATGAAATTTTTATTAAAGTTATTACTTCAGTACCTACTGAGGGTAGTATTACGACAAAAGAGTTAGATAAATTAGTATACGAAATTGCCGCCGCTTATACAGGTAGTCATCACGATTACTCAAGATTAGCATCTTCAGTTGCAATATCTTCATATCACAAAGAAACTAATCCTAGTTTTACTGAAACAATGAAGGAATTGGATGAAAATGGTATTATTAATGAGA